GTTAGAGATGATAAGAAATACATGGCAATGTTGGAAGATTTTTGGCTTCCAAGAAGAGAAGGTGGTAGAGGAACAGAGATTACTACTTTACCTGGTGGACAAAACTTAGGTGAAATCACTGATATTGAATACTTTAAGAAGAAATTATTCAAGTCACTTAATGTTCCTATCTCCAGAATTGAAGGAGATGGTGGTTTTAATATGGGTAGATCATCTGAGATACTCCGTGATGAATTAAAATTCAGTAAATTTGTTGGACGTTTAAGAAAAAGGTTCGCAAATTTATTCAATGATATGCTAAGAACTCAGTTACTTCTTAAGAATATCATTACCCCAGAAGACTGGGAAACAATGAGTGAACATATACAATATGACTTCTTATATGATAATCATTTTGCAGAATTAAAAGAAACTGAGTTATTTAATGAAAGAATGGCAGCTGCAACATCTGCTGAACCATATGTTGGAAGATACTATTCACAGGATTATGTAAGAAGAAAACTTCTAAGACAGACTGATGAAGAGATTATCGAACAGGATAAACTCATGAAGAAAGAGATTGCAGATGGTGTTATACCTGATCCAATGGCTCCTGTTGATCCTGAGACTGGACAACCAATGCAAGATTTGGGATCTCCAATCATGGAACCAGACTTAGAAAAACAAGCACAAGCAGCAGATGCTCCAGAAATGCCTTCTGGTGGAGAGATATAAATATTAAGGACTATATATGTTTTTGATTTAAAATGGAAGACAATTTAATGGATATGATCATTTCTGATGAGTCTCCATCCAATATTAGCGATAAGATTAAGGATATTCTGTTTGCAAAATCAGCAGGAAAAATTGATGGTGTTAAAGGTTCTGTAGCGGCTTCTACATTTGGAACAGATCAAGAGGCTGTAGATCAGGCAGTTTCAGATGCAGCAGATGTAATTTCTGGTGCTGATAGGACTCCAGAAGCATCTGACGCAGAGTAATTATAAATAACTATTAATGCAATATTAGTTTCGGAATAAAATGAAACTCATAAGAGAAGAAATTGAATCGGTAAACATTATTACTGAATCAAAAGGAGGTAAAAAATCTCTTTTTATAGAAGGTATTTTCCTTCAAGGTAATATCAAAAACCGTAACGGTAGAATGTATCCATTAGATACTCTTCGTAAAGAAGTTAATCGTTATAACGAATCTAACGTTGTAAGTGGTAGAGCACTTGGCGAACTAGGTCATCCAGATGGCCCTACAGTAAACCTTGATCGTGTATCACATAAAATTGTCTCATTAAGAGAAAGCGGTTCTAATTTTATTGGAAAGGCAAAAATCTTAAACACACCAATGGGTAAAATTGCATCTAATCTTATAGAAGAAGGTGTAAAACTTGGTGTTTCCTCTCGTGGTATTGGTTCATTGAAACCAACCAAAGAGGGATTCAATGTTGTTGGTGAAGACTTTATGTTAGCAACAGCAGCAGATATAGTTGCTGATCCTTCTGCTCCCGATGCATTTGTTGAGGGAATTATGGAAGGTAAAGAGTGGGTATGGGAAGGTAACATACTCAGAGAGAAATTTGCATCGGATGCAAAGAGAAGAATCAACACTTTAGTTGATCAAAAAAGGCTAGAAGAGAACAAATTGGGCCTCTTCAATGAGTTTATTAACTCATTGTAAAGTCTTATAGTATAAATAAATATAGATTTTTTCACAATTTACGAGAATCGGAGAAACTTCAAATGTCTAGTGGCAAAAACTTACAAGCAATGGAAGAGGACGTTAAGCAATCCAAGACTGCAGTAAACGCTAATGCAGCACCTGCACAACCTATGGAGAAGCTTTCTACTGGCGGCACAGCCCCTACAGTGGAAGACCTTGGCGGTCCAACACCTGAAAACTACAAACCTGACGATGATTCAGCAAAACTTAAAGATGCTGCTGGTTCGTTAAAGCAGGTTAGAGATGTAGTTAACAAGAAAGCTGTTAAGGCAGAAGAAGTTGAAACTTCCGAGGAAGTTATTGAGGAAGAAGAAACTACTACTAACGAAGTAGTAGCAGAAGAAGAAGCAACTACTGAAGAAGTGGTATCTGAAGAAGAGACTACTGAAGAGGAAGTTGTTGCTGAAGCACCTGATTACACAGAAATTAATGTCGAAGAAGATGTTAATGCTCTTGTAGAAGGTGAAGAACTCTCCGAAGAGTTTAAGAACAAGGCAAAAACAATCTTTGAAGCAGCACTTAAAGGTAAAGTGACTGAAATCAAAGAAAAGTTTGAGACTGACTATGAAACTAAACTTGTCGAAGAGGTCGAGGATATCAAAAACGCACTTAATGAGCGTGTTGATTCCTACTTAGAATATGTGGCTGAAGAGTGGTTCACTGAGAATCAACTTGCAGTACAAGGCGGTCTTAAGGAAGAACTTACTGAGTCTTTCATGACTGGTCTTAAGAGTCTTTTTGAAGAACATTATGTAACTATCCCTGAAGAAAAATATGATGTGCTACATAGCATGGTAGAAAAACTAGATGATATGGAAACCAAGCTCAATGAGCAAATTGAGAAAAACGTCGGATTAAACAAGAGACTCGCTGAGTCTACTGCTGATGCAATTCTTGAATCTGTTTCTGATGGCCTTGCAGCCACCCAGAAGGAGAAGCTCGCTTCACTTGCTGAAAGTGTAGAGTTTGAAAGTGAAGCAAAATATCGTGAAAAGTTGGAGACATTAAAGGAATCTTATTTCCCTTCAAAGTCATCTCCAGCAGTTAAATCAGAAAGTTTATCAGAAGGAGTTGATTCATCAGAAGCAGTAGCATCTGGTTCAATGGCTCATTACTTAAAGACACTTTCTAGTCTTAACAAATAATTGATTTTAACATAATCAAACAAACTTTAACTTTTACAAAAAAAGCAAAATGTTCCATTCAGAACAGTTGCAGGAAAAGTGGGCTCCACTATTGAACCATGAGGGTTCAGCAGAAATTAAGGATCCCCATAGAAAAGCGGTTACAGCCGTCCTGCTAGAAAACCAAGAAAAATTTCAAAGAGAACAGAACGCATTTAGCGAGTCTGGTTCTTTCTTAACAGAAGCAGTACCAACCAACTCAACAGCATCTGGTGCAAATCCAGGTCTCGGTGGTGCTACTACAGGAGCAATGCAAGGTTTCGACCCTGTATTGATCTCACTTATTCGTCGTTCAATGCCTAACTTGGTCGCTTATGACCTTGCTGGTGTTCAACCAATGAGTGGTCCTACTGGACTTATCTTCGCAATGCGTTCACGTTATGACAATAACGGTGGAACTGAAGCATTCTACAACGAAGCAAATACTGCATTCTCTGGACAACCATCAGGTCTTGATGACTCTAATGGATTCAGTGGTCATAATGTTGGTTTTGGTACAACTTCACAAAAACCTGCAGTTGATGGTAACCCTGCTGCACTTAACCCTGCATCTGGATCACCTGCTAACCAACGTGCTTACAACGTTGGTCAGGGTATGCGTACTGACTCTGCTGAAGGTTTAGACTCTGGTAATGATGCGTTCAACCAGATGGCATTCTCAATCGAGAAAGTCACCGTGACTGCGAAGTCTCGTGCGTTGAAAGCTGAGTACTCACTAGAGCTTGCTCAAGACCTTAAGGCAATTCATGGCCTTAATGCTGAAGCAGAACTTGCTAATATCCTTTCTACTGAGATCCTTGCGGAAATCAACAGAGAAGTTATTAGAACTATCTACAAATCTGCTGAACAGGGTGCTGTACAGAACGTTTCTGCTGCTGGTACATTCGACTTAGACATCGACAGTAATGGTCGTTGGTCAGTTGAGAAGTTCAAAGGACTTCTATTCCAGATCGAGAGAGATGCTAACGCAATCGCTCAAAGAACTCGTCGTGGAAAGGGTAACATCATCCTTTGCTCTGCTGACGTTGCTTCTGCATTAACAATGGCTGGTGTACTTGACTACACTCCTGCACTTAATGCTAACCTTAACGTTGATGATGCTGGTAATACATTTGCTGGTACTCTACAAGGTAAGTACAAGGTTTACATTGACCCATATGCTGCAAACATAACTGCTTCTAATGGAACTCCTGGTAACCAGTACTATGTTGTTGGTTATAAGGGTACTTCTCCTTATGATGCTGGATTATTCTACTGCCCATACGTTCCACTACAGATGGTTCGTGCAGTTGGAGAGAACAGCTTCCAACCAAAAATCGGCTTTAAGACCCGTTACGGAATGGTTGCAAACCCATTTGCTGAAGGTATCAATAAAGGCGAAGGTGCTCTTACGCAGAACTCAAACCGTTACTACAGACGTGTTGCTGTTAAGAACCTCATGTAAGCGAGACGCTTATATTTCTTCAAAGACTCTTCTTCGGAAGGGTCTTTTTTTTGTCTAAATATAATATATGGAGACCTGCACGAACTAATGGCACTTGCGAAAAGAAAATCACCTAAAGAAAGAACAGGAACTCCTATTGAAAATAGGAATTTTTTAGCACCTACTGGGTTTAGATTCTCTGTTAAAAGATGTCCTGCTGCAACATTCTTTTGCAATAAAGCAAATATTCCTGATTTAAATTTGGGTATTGCAGTTCAACCATCATACTTGAAAGATATTGATAGACCAGGTGAAAAGATAGAATTTGGTGATTTAAATATTACTTTCTTGGTTGATGAAGATCTAGTCAACTATATGGAAATACAAAAATGGATTAGAGGTCTAGGTTTTCCAGAAAACCTTGATCAATTTTCAGAATTACAAAAAGAAGATATTCTTGGCCCTCAAGGAAAATTTGAAAGTATCTATTCTGATGGAACTCTTCAAATCTTAAGTAGCAATCAAGTACCAAAATATCAAGTTGTTTTTAAAGATCTATTTCCATATTCTTTGTCAACATTATCATTTGATGCAACTGATACTGACATCGAGTACTTTACAGCAGACGTATCTTTCAAGTATACTATATACAACCTAACTGATATACAGAATAATCCTTTATGAGCATTGATCTTGATAAACTTCAAGAGATGTGGGAA